TGAATAGAGGTTATAGGGAAATTATGGGCCCGCATTATTTTTGCCAAGAAAAGGCAAGAAAACTTTTAAAAACTATGAAATTTGGTGATATTAAAATGACGGAAATAGACGAAAATCAAATCCGTAAAATTTGGTTAGCGCACCCAAACGGAAATATGAGTATTTACTCAACTTTGCTTATGGTTGCATACGGATACGGGCGGGCACTTATGCATATTAGCGACGAATTAAATTGGAGATAAAACTTTTAAAAATTTTTACTTGTGTTTTTATGCGATTATATGCGATAATAAACGGGCGGGTAATTCTGCCCGTTTTTTTTAACAACTACGAAGGGTAAAACATGAATATTGAAAATTCAAAAGGGACACTGGAAAGCTTACTTTTAAAAGTGAAAGAACAAAACGATAGGAGCGCCGATTTTTTAGCTTCTACCGATAACCTACAAAAAAGAACCAATTACGACGAAGGCAAGCCGCAAATTGTAATTGAAGCGGCTGGGGGTGAACCGACGCGAATTTTAGATGTTAACGATCATGCTTTTGGACAAATTGCCCAAAACGTCGAAATTGACACTAGAACCGCCCGACGGTTGCAAGAAAAAGTGCCTCACCAATTTGACGCGGTTGTTAATTCTTTATGGCAAAAAGAACCGACTAATCGCATGGTAAGAACATTTTTAGACGCCGACGAAAGAACCGGAACCGCCCGGGCATTTGTATCCGATAAGTTTAAAACGTTTGATAACGTCAATTTGCTTAATGCAAGCTTGCCGCAATTAATGGAAAGCGACGCGCAATGGCAAGTCGTTAATGGTACGGTTACAGATAAGCGGCTTTATTTGCGTTTAAAAAGTGAAGTGCAAACTGGTCAACCGGCCGTTGGGGACAAAATGGCAAATGGCATAGGTTTAAGTAATTCGGAAGTGGGCGCGGGTTCCGTTTCAGTTTACCAAACTATTTGGACCCTAGCTTGTTTAAACGGTATGCAAACCGAAAACCGGAACCGGTCCAGCCATATTACCAGCGCAAGGGATAGCGCCGACTATGGTTTACTTTCTGGGGAAGCTAAAGACGCCGATAACAAAGCGCTTGAATTAAAGTTAAGGGATTTAACGGCCGCTTATGCCAGCCGTGAAACGTTTGACGAAGTATTGGACAAAATGAGCCGGGCCCATGGTGATATTATTGAGGGAGATTTTCACGAAATACCGGAACGCGTCGGAACCGTTTTAAAACTTACTAAAAAAGAAAATACAGATATTTTGAACGGTTTAATCGCTACCATGGGCCAAGCTGGGTATGAGCACGGCAAACCAATAACACGCGCAACCATGGTTAACGCCGTCACGGCCGTTGCTAATAATTGCGACGCCGACGAAGTGGACACTTGGCAACAAAGGGGAGGCAAATTATTAAACTTAAACGATAGAGACTGGAACCGAATTGCGGCCTAAATAACCGCCTAATTTTTCCTACTAACTGGCCCGCTATTTGGCGGGCCTTTTTTTATTTGCTTTACTTAATCGCATATTTCGTATTTAAGGGTAATTGACGCGGGCAAGCGTCGTTAAACTTTAACAACTACGGAGGGCCTTTTAATGGCTTTACAATTTAACGAAATGGACCGGTCCAATATTAGGGCCAATAAATTTGATAAACTGGAACATGTTTTTTCTTTATTGGATGACGAAAAAGAAACGTCGGAACCGCTGGAACCGCTGGAAGTTTTCAATTTAATTTTTGAGGGAGGGCCGGTAAATGGTAAAAATTAAAAAACCTAATAATTACTATCCGTCATATAATATGGAAGCCACCGCGATTTATTTAAAATCCGTGGATAGTCCAGAAACGTTGCAAAAACGAATAGAAAATTTAGCGCGGGCCGAATTAATAGGCGGCGCGGTTCAATTAGACTGGGTTAAAAAATTGGGCCAGTGGCATTTATCCGGTGGTAATGGTCAAACCATTTGCGGCAAGCCTATGCTGGGTAATAATTACGCAAAATACATACCGGAAAATGAGCGGGAAAAATGTCCCGATTGCTTTAAATAAAAATCGCTCATAGCGACTATAGGCGGCCCAGTGGGCCGCTTTTTTTGTGTCTAGTGTTTGACAGTTAAACCGGCCGCCCTTTGGGCCGTGGAGCAAGCTTAAAACCTATGGGCCCGCTGGCCGTGGTTATTGGGCCGTTTTTTTTTCACCATGGTTGCACCGGCCGGGCAAACTGGAACCGGTTGCTGGGCCGTTTTAAAGGCCGTGGAGCGCCGGAACCGTGGGCCGTGGCCCGCTGGGCCGGGCCAGCTGGTCCCGGGCACTGGACCCCGGGCCGTGGATATTTCCCCGGGTCCCTTCTGATATCGGGTCATTTTTCGTGGTTTTTGGGCCCAAAATCGCGATTTTTTCGCCGCGGCCGGTGCTCGTGCGGGCGGCGTCATGTACCATGTTTCGCGCAAATATTTACCAGTTATTTGATATGAGCTTCACTATTGTATAAAAACGCGTATAGTCGCATAAAATAAGATACTTTTTCAGGGGCCCCTATGAACGTAGCTATGAACCCATCTTTGGAAGAAAAAAGACTGAAACTTGAACTGCGTTTAGCGCAGCTTGAGAAGAATGAAAGATGCCAAAATAATTTTTTAACATTTGTAAAAACCGTTTGGCCCGACTTCATTGCAGGACGGCATCATCACATCATTGCCGAGAAGCTTGAGCGGGTAGCCAGTGGCGATTTGAAGCGTTTGATCATCAACATGGCACCGAGGCACACGAAGTCTGAGTTTGCATCCTTTTTGTTTCCTGCGTGGATGATGGGCCAGAAGCCGAACATGAAGATTATTCAGGCAACGCACACGACTGAGTTGGCGGTAAACTTTGGACGTAAGACGAAAAACTTGCTGGAGAGTGACGAGTTCAAAGAAATCTTTCCGGAGGTCAAGTTAGCGGCGGACAGTAAAGCATCTGGACGGTGGGACACGAACAAAGGTGGAATGTATTATGCGGTTGGCGTTGGATCGAACTTGGCGGGTCGTGGTGGTGACTTGGTAATTATTGATGACCCGCATTCGGAGCAGACTGCGATGAGCAGTAGTGGTTTTGATGATGCTTGGGATTGGTATACTGGGGGCCCCCGACAACGTCTTCAGCCGGGTGGCAGTATAGTTTTGGTTCAGACTCGGTGGTCAGAGAAGGATATGACGGGGCAACTTTTAAGGGCTATGGCTAAAGATGAGTTAGCGGATCAGTGGGAAGTTGTGGAGTTACCGGCAATATTTGAAGATGGGACTCCGTGTTGGCCTGAGTTTTGGAGTCTTGATGATTTGACCGCGGTCCGCGCTTCTATACCTCCGAGCAAGTGGAACGCGCAGTATCAGCAAAATCCTACTGGTGAGGAAAATGCGATTATTAAGCGCGAGTGGTGGCGCAGGTGGGATCGTAAGACGGTTCCGCAGTTGGAGTATGTGATACAGAGTTATGATACGGCTTTTAGTAAGAGGGAGACTGCGGACTATTCGGCTATTACGACTTGGGGTGTTTTTTATCCTAACGAGGGTGGAAGTGGTCCGAACTTGATATTACTTGACAGTAAGAAGGGTAGATGGGATTTTCCTGAATTGAAGCAGATGGCGTTTGACGAGTTTCAGTTCTGGGACCCCGACACCGTCATCGTGGAGGCAAAGGCGAGTGGTATGCCGTTGACACATGAGTTGCGTAACATGGGGATTCCGGTGGTGAATTTTACACCGAGTCGTGGTAATGATAAGGTAACGAGGGTTCACAGTGTGTCGCCATTATTTGAGGCTGGCATGGTTTGGGCCCCTGATGAGACGTTTGCGGACGAGATGATAGAGGAGGTTGCGGCCTTTCCGAATGGTGAGCATGACGACCTTGTGGATAGTATGACACAGGCTTTGATGCGGTATCGTCAGGGTAATTTTGTACAATTACCAACAGATGATTGGCAAGATGATGAAAACAGTGCTAGAGTGAGGGCATATTATTAGGAGATACCTATGGCTAGAGAACCAGTAGCTGGGATGATGGACCGGAATGTTCCGTCTCAATTGGACGAAGAAGACTTACGTGCGGAGTTGGAGATTGAGCTACCGGACAGTCAGAATGTCGTTGAGGCCAACATTGTTGGAGAGAATGTCGGCGAGATAGAGATATCTGAAACGGAAGATGGCGGCGTTACTGTAGATTTTGAGCCACAGGACGAGAAGGGCGTGGACGACGGGTTTTATGCCAATTTGGCGGAGAACATGCCGGATCGTGAATGTCAGCGCGTAGCGTCAAAACTTTTAGAAGAATATGATGCCAACAAGGCGAGTCGTGCAGAATGGGAAGACGCTTATTCCAATGGTTTGGAGTTGTTGGGTTTTACATACGACGAGCGGACGCAGCCGTTTCGTGGAGCCTCCGGCGTGACTCATCCGCTGTTGGCGGAAGCTGCAACGCAGTTTCAGGCGCAGGCATTTAACGAATTGTTACCGGCTTCGGGGCCCGTGCGTACTGTAGTTATGGGCAAGGAAACGCGGGCCAAGTACGATCAATCGCAGCGCGTTCAGCATTTTATGAATTATTATATTACGAACGTCATGGAAGAATATACGCCTGACATGGATCAGATGTTGTTTTATTTACCGTTGGCTGGTTCTACGTTTAAGAAGACTTATTTTGATGAGACCTTAGATCGTGCGGTAAGTAAGTTTGTCCCTGCTGAAAACTTGGTTGTGCCTTATGAAACATCAGATTTAGAAACTTGCCCAAATATTACGCAAGTTATTCGGATGTCGTTAAATGATTTACGCAAGCGTCAGATTAGTGGTTTTTATCTCGATATAGACGTTATACCTGCACAGAAAGAGTTGAGTGAGGTAGAGAGCGAACTGGAAGGCATCACGGGTATGGAGCCTAACCAGATAGATTATGACTGCACAATTTTGGAATGTCATGTCGATTTAGACTTGGAGGGTTATGAGGACGAGGACGACGATGGAGAGCCTACTGGTATTAAGATACCGTACATTGTGACGTTGTCTTTGGACAATGGTCAGGTGTTGTCTATTCGTCGTAATTATTTAGAGGATGACGAACAGAGGAAGAAGATCCAATATTTTACGCACTATAAGTTCTTGCCGGGCTTTGGTTTTTATGGCTT